AGTGTGTTGTGTGACCTATTTTAATACAAAATAAAACTTTAGCTTTTTTCAACTATGATTTCTAATTGATTCAATGATTAAATCAATAGCAACACCAATATCAATCATCTGGATCAAATCCATTTCATATACTCTAAGAGTCATTGTTCTATCTTCTATTTTTGCATATCCAACTTCAATCCAATAGAAACAAAACATAAATTCATCGGGTAGTTTGTGTGCTTGAGGCATCTCTAGTTCAACAAGGATTGGTGTTATAGACTTCCAATCTTCTATGTTTTGATTATCCATGTCCTCTTTAATACGTAATGAATAAACGCCATTTCTGAAAAAATATTTTCTCGATTTTACACGATTATTTTTAAGATAAGAGATCAATTTGCAATCATTTGTGATTGTGACAAAATCTCCTTCTTCTCTATAAAAAACATCCGTATACATGCCATTGATTAAATCAACAACATAAGATCCATCACCATATGGTTCAGGATGAGGATAAAACTTTTGAATCAAGTTCCTTGGTACTTTAATTTCAATACTTTTCATAAGTATCTCCTTCTGGCATTTGCCATTTTATTTACAGGATAAACCTGTATTACCCTTCGTACCAAGGTTGTATTTAATTATATCAGACATTATTAAAAAAATGTAATGCCTCATGAGCAGTAAATAATATTTTATGATAATTTACGCTGATCGGAAAAATGCAAAGTTCAATAATTACTAATTAGTGTCACCATTGTCCAGTTTTTCAATCACCAGTGGTATCTCAACTCTACCCTTAAGTATTCTATCCTCCGTATCAATATTATTCTCATTTTGTAATACACCAATCTTAGTTAAAACCTGATATGAATCTACTAATTTTATGACATAACCATCATTCACACATTGAACAACATATTTATCACCATAAACTAGACTTTCACCATAATTGTCACGATTTAGTTTAAATTCATTAATTTCCTTCAAGAAAGGTTGATACGCATTTTGTGACAATTTGTCCCTGGTGAACATTGCGGAAAATTCATACTTTTTATTAACATAGTTTCTCCAATAATATTTTCCATATCTACTAGGTCTAAAAGAAGGATACTTAATGTAATAATATTCCCAAGGATACATTTGGCTAGATTTACAATTTTCAATATATTCACCAATAATTTTCGTTAGGATATCATTACTAAATTCTTCATGTTCTTCAAGCAACTTTCTCAAGACTGTTTTTGTTCCGTCATAGTTACTGTTTGAACTTTTATGGAATAAGTTCTCCCATGATTCATCCATCATAGACCCAAGCTGACGTCTCCAACTGTTCGACTGTGTATAATCACCTAGAGACAATAACGCACAGCTAATTTTATCATAATTACATGAAAACAACGTTTTAAAGCGTTTAAATAACTCGGGATTTTCTAGACCAACTATACCGATTTGACCATACAACAATTTGTGATCCTCTAGCTCAAATAAGATTTGTTCCTTGTCTGGATTATCGATAAGCCATGCAATTTTTTCTTTTTCTTCTTCTAATTGGTTTTTGTTGAAATTGATATCTAACGAAAGGTCTATCTCTCCATTTAACATAATAGAATCCACTTGTTTCAGGATTGCAGGCATTCTATTACCACCAACTCTACTTGTGCTATCACTAATTTCATCTCTCGAATTTTCAATCAAGTTTTTAATGACTCTCATACGTCGCGTGTATTCTTTATCAGAAATATTGTTACGATTATTTAAGAACGTTACAGTAGCGTACAAAACGATCTTTTTATTTAACGGAAACTTAGTTTGTTTAGAACCGGTAATATCTGCGTAATTATCAAGCGAATCCTTAAATATGTTTTCTTGTCCAAATTTATCAAAAAAATTCTTCGGATTTCCTTCATCAATATTAGCCCAACAATCAAAATATGATTCGAGAAATTTAATATTTTTAACTGAATCTAAAAAATACATATCTAATAAATCAAACTCATCTGTACTCCTACCGACTGGGCTATTTCCATCTTTATAACAGATTATATCGCATATAAACCGATAGTATCTTAGAAATTCATCGTCTATTACATTGTCACTACCACGATAACTCCATAGTAATGTTGTCCATTCATTATCAATTTTTGATGAAATAGTTTTTTGTAGTTCAGGGTCAGTTTCTTTTAATTGACGTTCGAACTCAGCTTTAAAATGTTCAAATTGTGTCAAAGGTTTCCCACGTGAATTCATCTTGATATATAGTTCATCTGTCAATCCCATGTCTTTAATTGGTAAAAAATAGAAGGTTATTTTTTTAGACTTCAATTTATGCCATAAATTTTCAACATTACTAAATTTGTTGTGAATTGCATCAATCATTACTAACATAGAACTAATTGTCTGATCTTTAGTCCATGACATTGGAAACCAATATTGATTCTTTATTTGTTCTGAGATGTGAATATTTTCAATAAAAACCGGATTAAAATCTACTAGGTTCACACAAAAATCTCTTGCGCTATATCTTGTTTCATAACTAAACATTTTTAAAAAAGCGTACTCTTTAGAATCGATGTTTTCCTTTTTTACAGCGTACCAATGAAGTAAAAATAGTGTGGTAAGCCGCTGCTGTCCATCTAGTGGTGTCATTGTACCATTAGAATCAATATCGCCATAGATGAAGTCTAATGTTATCTGATCACCTTCTACAGCGTTAAAAAGCGCATTCAAAAATCTATTTCTTATACGTGTAATCTCAGGAAGCATTCTTCCTTGTGCGTAATCTCTTTGAATGATTGGGACAACTATTTTATTTAACTTAATTTCTTCATCCTCTTGTCGAGTTGCGAAATCAAATATGTCAACAAAACTATATGATTCAGTTTCCATCTGCTGTATCCTCTTCATTTATTATTTGAATTTTATCCGTTAAGTAATCTGATAGTACGGTATTAATTGCATCAACATATGCAATTCTATCACTTTCACCCCAGAAGTGTAATTGTGATTTTTCTGAAGGTGTATAATACTTTAAAAATACCATTTTTGTACAAAAAGGTATGAATTTTCCCTTTTTATCCATTTTAATAATTTCATTTCTTTTGACATCAAATGTGGAGTTACTTAAAGCAGCGTTGTCTCCTGTATTCAATAAAGCTAAGTTTGAAATTGAATGTAAGTACTCAATGTTACCTTTGGTTGACAAAACATCGAAAACTTTGTTTTGAAGCACTTCAAACTCTGCACGTTCTAGCCTATCACGATTAATAGCAGACTCAATATCATTGGCAAGTGAAGAATAGTCTGATTGATCTAAAGTTTTTATTGATTCCAAATGAAGCGATAACCACTCTTTCCATACTTCTTGAGTTTTCATACCTTCTGATTGCTGAGCGTGAATATGTTCTAAACTCCAAGAATTCTTTTTATCTTTGTCGAACTTAAATTTATCAAACGGAAACCATTGTGTTTGTTCGCCATTTTGCCTCACAGATTCAACATTAAAAAGTAACAGTAACTTTTTTAAACTCTTGTAGTGTGTTGTGTTTTCATAAGACATTTCGCTATAGTCTATGTGACTTTTTATACTTATTTTTATTAGTTCATTCAAACTGTCTAAAAATTCTTTTTTTGTTTTATGCATTGACAAATCAAATATTGCATTTAAGGTTTTAGTTTCTGAGGCAATCAAATAACCAATTTTGTGATAGAGTTCATGACTATCAAACCAGTCTCTGATAACTAAAAATGCATTTTGTATCTTTCTCCAAATTTCTACTAAATCATTTTGTTCTCTCATTTTATCGAATGCAAAAAATGTATAGTATTTTTCTTTTGTGTACAACGGTTTTTTTACGATCATATCAAGCAATAAATCGATTCTTGTTTGGTAATCATTTACAGAATTGTTCGTCAGAAAAAACCAAAGCTTTTCATCATGTAATTCTTTTTCTATATTATCCCACTGAAGAGAAATCTCTTCTCGCTTTTGTCTGTCTATCTTATTTTGCAAATCTTTATTTTTAGCACCGTTAACTTTATCAGAAACACTACTTAAAAACATAGCTTTCACCAATTCGGCACTGGTTAATTCTATCTTTCCAATGTTTAAACGAGTGAACAAAGCAATTGGGTCTAATGTGTCATTTATTTCATACCATATAACTTTTACGTTCTTTTTAAAATATGTGTTGATATCAGTCATTGATATATCTAATTCCTTTTGTGCTAAAAACCATGATTCAATTGTCTCATATGCTTGACAAATAAAATAATAGTCGATACTTTCTTCTTTTTTACTTAAATCCAAATTTGCTAGAAAATCTCCACTATCATCTCTTGTTTCATATTCAAGTACAAATTTTGCTTTAGGAATAAAATTTCTTGATGCTTTATTCAAATACATATAAATCAAATATAGTGTTGTTAGTCGTTGTTGTCCATCTATTAATTCATATTTATCATCATTATTCTTTACCACAATGGGTTGTAAACAGTAATTGTTTTGCCCATTAGACATTATATCTTCTAACAAACGAAGGACTTCTTCTTTGGCCCATCTATATCCCCTTTGATATGATGGTACAAAAAAGCGTCCTTGTATATCGCCTACAAGTTTTATTCCTAATTTAATATCTTTCACTTGTTGATTCCTCCTTATTCCATGACCAATTACTACCAGAGTTCCAAATCTTTATTCCATTATATTTAGTTTCTAATTCAAAACCGTTATATTTAGTGTTTAAATTGTTCGCTTCAATCAGACTTCCAACCAAATAATAATTCTCATAGTATGAATCTTGATCACCTATACTATCATGAAATTCGGACCATTGATATAAAAAAATAGCCTTACAATTTTTACATTGAATAATTTTTCTACCACCTAAATCAAACAAGTGATTTGAATGCTTAATACTTCCATCCTCGTTATAAGCTTTTTTACCTAAGTCACGAATAACGTCATATTCAAAGTGTTTAACAGCCGTAGATGCGTCTTCATGCGAAAATATACAACAAAGATCCATTAGTATCCTTCTCTCTAAGATTATTATTGTTTGGGATAAGATTCGAATAGTTTTTCATCATCTCATTTAGCGTTAATAAAGTTTCTAACTTTTTGCCATTATAGTGATTAAACAAATCTTATATAAATTATAACATGCTTGATTTATTTAAACGAATTCATTTTGTAATTAACACTCGAATCAAAAAAGTACTGAGCGAAAAAGTGGTAGATAACTTAATGACAACTTAATCTAACTTTTTATTTGCTTGTTATTTTTTAGATTAAACGTGATGCGATTATCACCATGGAATACTGCGTTTTTAACAAGCAACATCCATATTGATTCATTCCATGCTGTTATCTTGTCTTCTACCTTACTTAGATTTGCTAGAAATACCTTCATATTAAGTTCTTGTGTTTTTTTATTTTCTCTAGCATCTGTGAGTTCTTCATTTAGTTTTTTAGTTTGTTCATATCCCTCTGTTAGTTCCTTGTATTTATTCTCATATTCATCACTATTCATCAAGGCTTTCGAGTTTTCCTTGATCAATCTATTTAGAATCTCAGTTAAGACGTTCAACTCATTATTCAAGCTTTCTATTTGATGATCTAGTTGTGATGTATCTGTTAACACTTTAATAACTTCATTTGTATCATCCAGAATTAGCTGTTTATCCTTCACAGTTAAGTTGTATGTCTCAATGAATTTCAGTTTTATCTCTTCTTCTGTGAGATTAGGTGTTTGACATTTGGGTTTGCCTTTTTCAAACTTTCTATTACACTGGTAAATGAATCTAGAATACTTGCTGTTGGAATGCCATTTCTTTTTCCCATAAAATCCTCCACAGTCTCCACAAATGAGTTTGGATGCGAATATATCCTTTGATGAATATTGTGCACCAATGTTATCTCTTCTTTTAATTTCAATTTGAACTTGTTCCCACATATCTTTATCGATGATTGCAGGGTGGTTGTTTTCAACATAATATTTTGGTATTTGACCGTTATTTTTGACAATCTTATGCTCTAAGTAGTTTTCTGTATAGGTCTTTTGAAGTAAGGCATCACCTTTATACTTTTCGTTCGTTAATATTGAGTTTACTGTATTTTTTGTCCAGTTTGTTTTACCTGCTGGTGTTTTGATGTGTTGTGATTTGAGGTAATTTACGATACCTGATGCGGTTTTCCCTTCAACTAAAAACATACGATAAATCAATCTAACAATCACTGCTTGATCTTCATCAATGACTAGTTTGTCGTCTACCTTCTTATAACCTAAGAAGTTCTTATATGCGAATGACACTTTCCCTTGTTGAAAACTTACTCTTTTACCCCACGTCACGTTTTGACTAATGGAACGTGATTCTTCTTGTGCAATGGATGCCATAATCGTCAAGATGAGTTCACTTTTAGGATCGAGTGTCCATAAGTTTTCCTTTTCAAAGAAAACCTCAATCCCCTTATCTTTAAGTTTTCTAACATAGAAAATCGTATCTAATGTATTTCTTGCAAACCGTGATATGGACTTCGTAATAATTAAATCAATTTTACCTTCTAATGCATCAGAGATCATCTGCGTGAACTGAGTTCTCTTTTTAGTACTTGTACCACTTAATCCTTCATCTGCATAAACATTTATATAAGTCCAATCATTTCTTTCTTGAATAAACTTCTTATAATAACTTACCTGTGCTTCATAACTTGTATACTGTTCATCTGTTAGGGTTGATACTCTAGCATATGCAGCAACCCTTCTTAGGGTATGACTATTTAATGGCAGTTGAGTGTGCTGGTTTTTGGTTGATGGAATAACTGTGACCTTAGTCATGTTTAGTACCTCCGTGATATCTATTTAGAGCTTTAATACGGGCTTTTTCTCTCATTTCATCCGTCCAAGCATCACGTCTAGAAGTTTGCCACGTATATGAGAGTTCTTTGCCATCAAACATGATAAAGATAAGTTCATTACTAGGCAAAACTTGAATCTGTTTTACCTTTGATTTAAATAACTTTTCATCAAAGGATTCAAGACCAAATATATGGTTAAATCCTTCAATGATTTTCTTTGTTGGTACTTGTTTAGAAGGACATACTGCTTTCCCCTTTGTTCTAAAGGTTGAACACATCCATACAGAATCATATTTAGAGTGTTTAACGGTATAAGCCTTATAACATAGACCACAATGAATTAAACCCTTGAAATCATGTTCTTTTGTATCACTGAATCGGTGGTTTTCTGTTTTACTTTGTCTGATTACTTGTGCTTCATTGAAGACTGCTTTACTTACGATTGGTTCATGGTTATCACTAACAACATATTGATTAAGTACACCACTATTAATCTTTTGAAGTTTATTAAGATGATTATCTCGGTAAGTCTTTTGAAGTAGTAAATCGCCTGTATAGTTGTAGTTTGTTAGTATCTTCATTACAGAAGTTCTATGCCACATCTTTGATTTATACGGTTTAATCCCTTTATCATTTAGGATTGTACAAATCTCATTATCACTATATCCGTCTAGATAAAGTGCATAAATCATTTGAACAGTCTTAGCTTCCTCATCGGCCTTATGAAGCTGCTTATTGATAAGTTTATATCCATAACATGAATTACCACCCCAAATAATGCCTTGTTCAAAATCCTTCTTAATCCGCCACTTCATATTCTCTGATACGCTTCTAGATTCTTCTTGAGCAAATGAAGCTAGTAATGTCAGTATCATTTCACCATCACTGCTAAGGGTATGAATGTTTTGTTCCTCAAAAAATACATCAACGTTTATCGCTTTAAGTGCTCTAACTGTTTCAAGTAAGGTGACTGTGTTTCTTGCAAACCTAGAAATGGATTTAGTTATAATCATATCAATCTTGCCATCTTTAGCATCTTCTAATAATGCTTGGAACTCAAGCCTTGTATCCTTCGTTCCAGTGTATGCTTCATCCGCATATACACCAGCAAAGGTCCATGCATCATTGGATTGAATCAAGTGCTTGTAATAGTTAACCTGTTGGGCTAGTGAATGTAACATTGAATCTTTACCACTAGATACTCTAGCATAAGCTGCTACACGTTTTTTAACCTCTGGTTTTGGTATCGCATCAATTTTAGTAATCGTTCTTTCCATTAAATAGTCCTCCTTATTTTTTAGGTAGTGTATCTATCACTTAACTTGGGGTTTAAGTCAAGTGATAAAGCATCAAATATACCTAAATTGATACAATCTTTAGCGTTTGTTAATACGATTCCAATAGTCCCATCTACATCTATCAGAACAAAACTGCTTTCTCTTTTTACCCTTGATGGATCTGATGCTTGTTTGACAATACTTACACTGACCACTTAAGAGTTCAGCATCTAAGTCAGAACATGTTCTTCTCACTTCAACGATTGTGATGTTTAGCGTTCTAGCGATACGCTTATAGCCATAACCTGATTGTCTTAACCAAATGATTTGTTCTTCTACTTTTTTCATTTAAAAATACCTCCTCAATGGTTAATGGCAAGAATTTAACAAATTGCCGGAAAATCATCAACGATTTGTTAAAAT